TTACTTTAATAATTCTATTGTTTTACGTAGTTCCCGAATGGTTTGGTGCGTGTATACCCTGGTAGTGATATCGCCTTGTTTATGACCTAACAAGGAACGCAAGGCGTTAGGAGATGCAACAGGATCAAGTAGACTTGCGAATGTGTGTCGGGTATCGTGGATAGTATGCTTGCAGTTAAGTTGCTTCATAATATCTTGGAAATGCTTGCGAAACGATGTGTAACTAATAGTAAATAGGTAATCGTCTGTATTAGTGTATAGTTGCTCAATTAAGGGCATGATGCGGTGATGTATGGGGATAATACGACCTTCACCGGCTTTTGTTTTAGAGTGTCTCACGATAAGGTATGACGATCGTCTGTTGATATCTTGCCTACGGAGATTAAGTAATTCACCGATACGGAGCCCGGTGTAGAGTAGTATTAAAAGCATGCGAGAATAAGAAGTATCTATTGCCCATAATTTGTTGATCTGTTGGCGGGTGAATACTCTCCTCCTAATCGTTGGTATATTGGGCCCTAGATTTAAGTGTGAGGCGTAATTAGTGATAGGGTAATCTTGGATGATTGCGTAATTAAATAATTGATTAAGTAACGTGCGGACTTTCTTACATGATGAGTAAGAAAGTCCTTTTACGTGCATGGAATTAATCACATTTTGAAGGTGCTGAAAATGAATATCCGTGATAGGCATATCCGCTATGTTGGATATGTGTTTAAAAGCAATATGGTAAGACTTAACGGCACTCTTAGTAATAGCTTGTGAGTGAATAGGCAACCACTCGTTAAATAGTTGCCTTAATGTAATGGTATTGCGTTGTCTACGTTTTAGTATAACGGCGTAACGGCGCATAATTTCACCTCCGAAAGGATGCTACTATGAATCAATATGTATTTATTTTAAATGAAATGGGCGAACGAATTACGTCCTTTGTTGATAACACAGTGACGCAAGAACAGTTGTTGGCGACCGCGAAAGAACAATGGCCGGATGCTGCAGATTATATTTACTCTGCAGATGGTGATGGTATGTTAGATGAATTTATGAAAGGTAAATTCTATGTTAATGGTCAATTTATTGAGCCACAACCAAAAGAACCTACAAAATCCGAAAAGATTACCGAAATCAGAAATTATTACAACGGTCGTTTTGAGGCGTTAGAACAAGTGTTATTAAGACGTCGATTAATTAACGGCGATATTACAGACTTGCAAGAACAATTTAAGAAGTTAAATCAAGAAATGCTATTAAAGATTAAGGCGGTGAAATAATGGAAACGTTTGAAATTAAAAGTGATGTACCTGTAATGCATTTTTGTGAATACTGTTGGGCTACTTTGAATAGTGATGGTACTTGCCCAACAGAAGGATGCATTCATAATGATTTAATGGACTTAGATAAAGAAGAACCATAAGAGCATAGGGGGGAGTGAATGAATATTCTTAATGATATTTTAACAATGCTCATCAGTGGTATATCGCATGAACATATAGTCAGTATGGGAGTAGTGATTATTTTAACCACTACATTGTTATTTGTGGACACAACTCAGCGAATTGCTGCAGAAGTATTGCGATATAACAAGGATAATCACAGGCCTAACAATCCTATTACGCTACTAACAACGCTAACTTGGTATGGTTGGGGCAAGGGTAGGTATGTTGATAAAGCCACAGGCGAACGGCGTAGATATTTAATGAGTGAGCGCCTTAGAGGTGATCTATTAAAGAAACTATGCATACAATATCCGGCATGGATGATACTATCCATTGTATTTATTTCATTACCTGACATACCTATTCCAAATACAGACCTATTCCTAGACCGTATTTTTTCGTATGCGTTTATGTTGATACCATTTTTTGCTGAGTGTTGGTCAATAATTGAAAACCTACGTGAAATGGTTGAAGATGACCTAATCGACATCGGCAAAATATTTCAATATACGATTGAAATTATAAAGGCATGGAGGGGTAATGGATAAGTTAACTATCATTAACCGTATTAAGCGGGCATATCAGTCCATCCGAATAGCAGGCATACGGCCAACTGGAGTATTAGCAACGAGGGCATTAGTCCTCGTCATGCTAGTACCGATGATATTAGTCGTTGCCCAGTATGCGCTATCAACGATTAGAGGTTATGTGTCGCCTGAAGCAAATCAGCTTATCGATAAGGGTATATTAATTATTGACCATATTAACGTTCCGTCGGTACTTATGGCTATCGTAGGTTTGTGTGGCATGTTCATCGATAAGAACCATAACGGGATTCCAGATAAGCTTGAGGAACCAAATACATTGCCTATGAACAGACCTGGCATACAACAATTAGAGGATGATATTAACCATGACGAGAGGGGGAAATAAATGTTTAGACAAATTACAATGGACGAGTTAAAAAAACTAGCGCTAGATGCCTATGGCCAAATTGAAAAGGCGTACTATCATTGGACAGGGGTAAAAGGTGGTAAGCACTTCACAGATTACCATATCAACATCGACCGAGCAGGTACAATGTGGACCGATATAGAGGCCTTAACCGATTATAAGGAACACACCTATATGCGCAATAGTAACGCTGTAGGCATTGCCATTGAAGCGTGTTGGGATGCAGTCAGTGAAAATAACCTAGGTAGTGAACCACCAACAAAAGAACAGTTGGCCACTATGACACAAATTATGGCGGTGCTTACTATTAATGCAGGTGTGCCACTTGACCTACAACATCAGATGACGCACGCCGAAGCAGCAGATAATCGGGACGGCTTGGACCTCTATTATTTAGATCCGACGGGCTATCCAAATAATACGTACGGCCCAGACTCCAACGTTGACCGATGGGACCTCTTGGTGTGCCATGAGGGCGACGAACGATGGAGTGGTGGTGACTGGTTACGTGGCACCGCTCGATGGTGGGGTGCTCAGTGGGGTAGTACAATTTAGGAAGGAGTTACCATGTATGAAACTATCAAGAACAAAGTTATATCTGCGTTTACTCTTAAGCGTGTTATTTGTAATGTGCTTAGCATTATTTCCATCTATTTCGCATGCAGCCTCATCGGAGGGTACCTCGACACAAGAGCCGACTATCAGCGTACCCGTGAGCAGTTGGAACGAACTCAAAGGGCGCTTGATGAAAGCAGAAAGCTCAATCAACAACTCCGAGAAAGCATTGCAGCAAGCCAACAGCTTAACCGCGACGCAGGGAACAGCATTAACAGAATTGAAGATTATCAACGAAGAACGGACGAAGGAATTGAACGCGCTCAAAGCAATCAACGAGAAACAGGGGCAAGAATTAACGAAAGCCTCCAATCTCTTGACAACGCAAGAAGCGAAATTGAACGAAGCCTCGACCTCATTAGAAGAATTGACAGAACAAATCAAACGCAACAAACGAACCGAACAGCGCCTTAAACGGCAACGTGACACATGGGCCGTGGTAAGCGGTGTATTTGGATTGGCAGGTGCAATTCGTCGATGACTGAGAGGTGATCCATACATCTCCTGAGCATGAGCAGGTGGACTCATGGATTGATTATATAAAAGACCTTACCAGGATATAACTTGGTAAGGTCTTTTTTTTATATTTAATTTATTGCATACAATCTAAAAATATGGTGTAATTAGGATAATAATAGGAGGTGGGAGTAATGCTGAAAATTCTTAATTGTAATCCACATTTTATGAGGGACTCAGTGCCAGTGTCGAACTATGCTGAAGCATGGAACGTAATATATTCCATGCAAAGGGAATTAGGTCAAGGGATACTTGCTGTTGACAGGGAAGCTTGGGAAGTCTTGGGATTAGCTGAGCATTTCCCTGAATTTGTTTGGAAAGAAAATATAAAAACGGTCTACATTAATAGCGATAAATCGTTACTGATTCCTGCCCCAAGGAGATATTGTAGATTTAATGTTTTGAAGCTTATCAAATTCTTTGGACTCCACTATTCTATCCGAGAAATATAAATGTATATATGACATCATTTTGACATCATATTATATAAAAATATAGTGAAATATAAATAGATGCGCCAGTAATCGAGCTAGATAATTGCTGTATTTATAAGTTTTGTGTGTGAACTTTAAATGCCACGCCATCTTGAGGGGGTGGTGAGCTAACGCTCGTGCGGGTTCAAGTCCCGCCAACCGCACCAAATATAAGGACCTACAGTTTACTGTAGGTCTTTTTTTCGTTATTTTGATATTAAAATATATTTAATGAGTTTATCTTCTCCTTTTAAATCTGAGAAGTGTTGGCAGGTTTTCACAATCCGTGTACAATCATAGTAATTAGTAATATACATTTATATATATAGTTTTCAATATGAGAGAAGATTATGGTTTTTAATTATGGTGAGACGTTACGTATCCGAAGGGATCTATATACGATTTTAGGCAAGATACGCTATATTGATACTCATGGAAAAATTGGGTATGAGTATAAGTTAGTTAGACATAAGAATAATGCAGAGTTTTGGCTCAGTTGGGATAAGAAGCGAGATGCGTACCAGTTTTCCAAGTTGTGTGGAAAAGCACTACCAGCCGATATGAAACTCATAGATAGTGGTTATGAGATGGTAACGGGCACTTGGGGTGAGGTAGACGTAGGTACTACTGATACTGCTAAATATAAAGAGTATGAAAATGCTGATGGTACTGCTACGTTTTCTGTTCAAGAGTGGGCTTTTGAAACGGAATATTCAAAAGGCTTTTACATTAATAAAGAATACGTATCTGTCGAAAAGGATTCAGAGGTAACCGAGTCTATTCTAGATAAAATGGATACGATTAAGAAGCTAAAGTTCATAGGACCAATCGGTTGGATTTTGGGGAACTTACTACTTTATATGCCAATCTTTGATATAAAAATATTGAATGATGTACGGGATGTACTTACCTGGCCTTATATAGTAGCTGGGAGTATAGTCCTTGGTATCATTGTGGTTTGTACTTTCATTATTTCCAGAACTATGCGTTGATGAAAACACATCGGTTATATAGGAGTCCCTTTCGTGGGGTAAATAAAAGGTCGTAACATGTATTAATACATATTACGACCTTTTTACTATAGGATTTATTTGTTAGGGGTTAGCTATTAGCTTCAGCTGGTTGAAGTTGTTCAAGTTCAGCTTCTTTAGCATCTAATTCTTTGGCGCCAAAATGAGCCAATACACAGAATGTAATACAAAGAACACATGCTACTAATAAAAGATAGAAACCTGCATTCCAACCAAATTTATCTGCTAAAACACCAAATAGTGTTGTACCTAAGTTTGCACCAACAATGTAACTCATGAATCCACGAAGACCAACAGCAGAACCTACTGCAAATGGTGGTACAATATCCATAGTTTGTACTGAAGCTAAGAATTGAGGAATGTAGATTAAACAACCTACAATAGCAGCGAAGAAAGTAACCCATAAGAGAGACTCGCTTTGCCAATAACCAAATATACAGAAGAAGATAATACTTATAGCAATGATTGCAGGTGGCATGCGATAACCTTTAAAGAATTTATCGGAAATGTAACCTGCAAAAATAGTTGAAGGGATAGCCGCCCATTCAAAGAATAAAAAGGCAACAGACATTTCTGCTTTGGAGAAACCCTTTACTTGTAATAAATAAATTGGAAGCCAAGTAAGCATACCAAAGCGAATCATGTAAACAAAGGTGTCAACTAATGATACATACCAAGCGTTTTTATTTTTTAATACGTATTTTACAAAGATTTCTCTTGTGCTCATATGCGGTGCTTCAGAACTTCTGTGCGCCTTATGAGCTGTGTCGGCGATGATTTCACTTGTTGGTGGTAAGCCTTCACGTTCAGGGCTTTCTTTGATTAAGAAAGAAATGGCAATTGCTATGATAACTGCAATAAGCGCTGGTACACCATAACTCCCTAATTGCCAGTGATCTGTAGTAGTGAAATATAATGCGGCGGCTACGATTGGTGCTACGATACCACCACCGAGATTGTGTGAAATATTCCAGATAGCTCCATAACGGCCACGTTCCTGTTTTGGGTACCATTTAGCTAAGGTGATAAAGGATGGTCCTACACCAAATCCTTGGAAAAAGCCATTTAGTACTACTAAAACTAAGAAGAAGGCGAGACTATCGGCAAAGCTCATAAAGATATTGATAATTGCACAGCAAATGAGACCGAAAGCCATAAACTTGGCAGGACTTGCTTTGTCCGCAAGACTACTCATAAAGCCTTTACTTAAACCATAAGCGATAAGCATACCACTAGATAGCAAACCAATTTCTGTTTTGCTCATATGGAGGATATCTGATAAAAAGTGTGTTGATAAGGCAAAGTTATTACGAACAATATAGTACGCAGCATAACCTATAAAAATACCAATTAATGATTGCAATCTATATTTATAATATAGATTCATAATCATGCTTTGTGGAACTGATGATTTTGCCTCTTTAGGTTGTAGAAATGAAAACAT